TATTGTTGTGGACTTTTGTAATTTGTTTAGTTTTCATTTTAATCACTTCATTATAATAATAGTTGTTTTTTATAATCATCTTGTTGATGGTTAATCAAATTTCTTTAATTTTTCAATTTAGCACGTTACAAAAATAACAAAAAACACGTTACAAAAATTTCTGAACTGCAAAAATTAACTCATCTTCTCTATCTCCCTTATTTTACTTATTTTGTTTTGTGAAGATGAGTAAAACTATAAAAATTCCTGTAGGGGAGAAATTTTTTATTCATCTCCACACACGTTACAAATTTTTATATTTTACTACGACAAAACAATAATTTTACTACCACAAATTAAAAATAACATAATCTTAAAGATGTTTAAGATACTTTTAATTCATTCTAATTTTCTTATTATAACATTTTATAAAATCTTTTTAATTCCATTAAAATTATGTTAAAACATATACAATCCAATTTAACACACTTTATTTGCTTATAGTGGCTTCTTTTATGTTTTTATATAAAATGTATTAAAAACATATAAAGAATCGCAACCTCGCTTAATTATGTGTGTTATATTTTTTATAATAATACAATCATTTTTCAAAATTAACATATATCTCCCTGCCATTAAAAAACACATTTTTTAATAGTTTTTGTAATTTTGTTAGTTGTATCTAAATAAAAAACACCTCCCTCGCAGGAGGTGTTATAATAGAAATATACAATACTTATAAATTCTTATTAGTTTTTTTTATTATTTTTTAATCTTAATTCCTTATTATAATGTTATTGTTGGCGGTTAATGTAATTTGTTTAGTTTTCTTTTTTAGTATCATTATAAACTAATTTTGCTGTTATTAAAAGTATATTAAAATTAGTTTATAAACTAATTTTTAGTATCTTATAACAGCAAGTAGACATCTTTTTAATGTGGTTTTAATACATTTTTAGTCTCTTATAAACTAATTTTTAGTATCTTATAAGTATCTTATAAGTATCTTATAACAGCAAGGATACGATACATTTTTTTAATTCCAATCTTATAAGAAAAGGTGAAAAATAAAAGTATCCTTATAAGAATACTTTTATAATTAGAATTGTAATTATTAGAAGGCGTGGCTATATACACCTGCATTATTAAACTTTTTTAATAATTGCTTTTCTATATTACTTTTTATTTGTGAAACTCTACCTAACGTCTTCCCCAGGTCAGTTGCAATTTCAGTTAATTTTTTTGTTTTAGTATCGTCTAAAAGTCCGAAGCCATAATAAAATGTTAAAATATATTGCTCGGCTTCACTTAATTTTGTCATAAAAGAATATAACATTTGCGTTTGTTCTTTTTGTTCTAAAACATTTTCAAAATCATCATCACCAGCAAATTCGCCATAATCGTCTGTCTCATCAAAATAAGCGGCATCAGCGTCATCACCGATATCCTCCGTAAAGTAATTTTCGCTGTTTTTAGCACAGAACTTTACTGCGTCCAGTTCTGCTTTTAGTCCACTTTTATAATAACTAACAGGAGTCATCGCAGGGTTCTTATTTGTTACCCCCTTCGGAATTTTTATACAATTTATAACTTCCTCCTCAGTGGCATCCCATCCCGCCTCTAACCTGGCTTTCTCCAATGTAGTTAAAGCCAATCGGTAATAAGGTGTTAAAGTATCTTCCTCCCGTTCTGCAATAGAACAAGCCAACCTTATTAAAGGGTTTGCGAACTGCTCAAAAGATACTCGGTGGCTCGTATTTTTGTAACCTTTCTCCTTATATTCGGTTTCCGAAACATATTTGTTTACAGAAAGAGAGCCGTGTTTTTCTAATGCCACTTCAAAAGACGGGTCGTATTTTTCCACTGCGTCTATAAGTGATTCATATACTGCACTCCTATAATCTGCAGTGTATACATTTGTGTTAGTCGTTTTTAATAAGTTAAACTTCTTATTAAAACTTCTTATAGTAGTATTTACAAATTTACTATTTACATAGTATTCTACTATACTATTGCGTAGCCGTATATTTCCACGGTCTCCCGCATACTCCATCCACTTATTATGTAGAGTGGCTTCGTCCCACGTCTTCGGATGGTTTTTGTTTACATTACTATTATTTTTCATTTCTTATATTAAAATTATTATGTTATACAATATTTTCTTATTATAATCTTATTGTTGGTGGTTATTGGTTTTTATTTAGTATCTTTTTAATTTTCTTTTTTAGTATCTTATAAGTATCATTATAAACTAATTTTTAGTATCTTATAAGTATCTTATAACAGCAACTAAAAACATTTTAATTTAATCTTATTACATTACAAATAACATTTTATTTTTTTATTACAAAAACACTATATACTTTTATTGTGGACGGTTTTTGTTTTTTATTTAATTTTCTTTTTAATGTATTATAAGATACATATTATAAAAATTACATTACAAATAACATTTTATAATATAATTGGCTCATTTTCTATGCCAAGTAGCGAATAGTATAATAATAGCCAACGTTTGACAAAAGGGACGACAAGTTGGCAAAAAAGAAGGGGAGTTTGACAAAAATGTAAGTAGTTTGACAAAAGTGTGCATTATCAACACCTACATCAACCGAAAAACGACCCAACATCGACCTAAAAAGACGAGTTTTTAACAAAAAATTACACTTTATAATCAAAAAAATGTCGAATCCGAACCTTAAAAAGCCCAGAATTGGCTCATTTTTCAAAATTCCTTATTTTTCTTTGATGTATAAAGGTTAACGGGAGATGAAAAAAAATTATGTCTACATTATATATCAATAAATTCTACATTTACATTTTCCATTGCTTCATTAAATGAAAAGTATTTTGTATTATGTGTATTTGATTTTGCATACCATATACCTCTTGCACCTACTTCATAACAATAATAATTGTCGTGTTCTGTTTTTCTTGCTATGCAAATATCTCTACAAATATTATCAGAACCACTATGATAATTAGCAAAACAAACTATTTCGTATCCTTCGTCTAAAAGGTGTTTTAATCTATTATAATCTTTACTTAATTTATATGGGTTTTTGTATTCTTCTTGTATCTTTATTATTTTAGCAGTGCTATTAAAGTTAATATTACTGCTACTCCCCAACCTGTAATTGTAAATATTTTAAGTTGTTTATACGTTGCCTCTAATTCTTTTATCTTTTTATTATAGTGATTGACATCGGTGATTTGTTTTCCGAATTTTCTTTGCATCATTGTATCTGCTTTTTTGGTTACGAATTTTATAAGTTTTTGTTTATCTTCGTAAGACATTTCAAATGGTTTTTTATAATCATTCGTAGCACATCCATAATCTATTGTATCTGCGTAATTATAGAATTTAAAAGAACTATAACTATCATAATAGTTATAATCTTCTTTAATATCCATTGATAACTTTATGCAACAGAGTCCTTTTTCTTTATACATTTTTTCTGCAAGTTTTTCTATTTCTTCTTTATTGTGACTTGCTAATTGTTGAATTTCTATAAATTCTTCTTTTTCTAATTGGATTATTTCTTTCATATAATTTTAAGAGTATATGATATATAGTTTTCTTTTTATGTTGTTTATTTTGAGGTGGTGGCTTGATTTTTATTTTTATGGTAAAATGTGTATGGATTAAAAATTAGAACGATTATGATTTAATTCTGTGCGAATTTTCTTTAATTTTAAAAATACTATATATAATGTAAATTTCTTTTTAAACTATTAATTATTAATTGTTTTAAACAATACTATTTCAACACACTGCCTTTTGGGTAGTGTGTTTTTTATTTTAATGTGATTAAATCTTTTCTTTTATGAAGGAGTGATTCTATGTGGTCTGCTCCTTGTGGTGTTATGTAAGTGGTTGTTATTGATTTTCCTGTTTTTTCTATTCGTTGTTTTTTAATTTTATAGTATTTTTCGTAATTAGGTTTATTTCTTGGTGTGTTGTCGTTGCATAATTCGTCTGCGTCTTTTAAGAATTTGAATAACCTGTTTTGTCCTAAATTGATATACTTGTTTTGTTCTTCGTTAAAATATTTTAATTCCATTGCGGTTGCGATAGTTCTAATTAACATTAAACCATCTGAATCAATATATTTTTTGTATTTTTCTGCTGCAGGAGTTAGTTCTTCAATCGTCTCTTTTTGTTCATCTATTATGATGTTTAATTGATTGTTTTCGGCTAACAATCTTTTTTCTTCTTTTTTAGATGTGAGTGCATATTCTATCCATCCGATTTCATCTTTAGGTAAAAATGATGGTAGTTGGAGATGTTGTTTTGACGAATAACTTCCTGTTTTTCTTATTGACGGCAGAACTTCAGATGTGATCCATTTCCGAAAACGTTTTGCTTCAGGTTTCCTGCTATCAAGGATAACATCATACATACCATCCTCGTTAACAAAGGTCATATTACGTCCTTGTCCCGATTCATACCTGACATCGTTTGAAACGACATCAGGTGATAATCGCTCCCTTACGTGGCTTGCAGTTAATTCTAAAGCATCACACAAATCCTTTAGACAAAACAACGGATTACCATTTTCATCTATTATTGTTCGAACAGATGCTCCAGTTTCTTTGTTAGTAAATTTAACCAATTCATCTTGGAATCCATCTTTAACTTGGTTATCAGCATTATCAACCATTATTGTTGCTAACTGATTCTTAATAGATGTTGCATCATCTTGGTTATCATCTTGAATCTCAAGCAGATTATTTTCTTCAGAGATGTCATCTTCGTCTATTTTAAGATTTTCAGCCCAAGTTTTAAATTCTTCTGCTCTATCACTTCCCAATAAATCAGCAAATTGAATTGCACCTTTTTTAGTCCAAAGGGTTCTTATTTTATTGATAGAATCATCTTCTATTCTAATGTAATGCTCATCTTCTTCAAAATCATCTCGATTGTTTTCATAGAAATTTTTAAGAGAGTAAAAGTCCTCTTTATAAACATTCATTAATGTTCGCATAGATATCAGCCACTCGTGATTCTTGTCCATTATAAGTTTCAAATCCAAATCTTGAAACTTTACTTTTTTTGTTACTCTATTTAATTTAATTGTCATTTTGTCAATCCTATTATTTTTAAATTATATATAAAAAAACAAAGGTCTTGAATATTCTATTAAAACCCGCCAGTTTAGAAAATTTAGACCCTTGTCTTGTTGAAATCTTGTTTGTGATAAAAGTTAACCAGCGAGTAAAAACTTTTATCGTGTATTACATTAATAAACTTCCTATGCAAACGATGTAAGATGATAAGTTGATGGGGTGCTTTTAAAGCACGTCATTTTCTAATCTTTCATTTACAAAAGTAGTTTCTTGCATCTTGCCAAGTCTATCAAGTATGGTATCGGTTGAAACGACATCATCGTCAAGCCGACTTTTTACTTCCCTTGCATTAATTGTAAAGTCTTTTACTCAATTTTTCATCTTGACTTAATGCAATCGCCATATCATCAATGAAAATCCTTTTAGACAAATCCGTCATATACAACAAATTACCGTTAGAATCTTTTTCGCAGTAATTTTTAAAATCAACCCCACCGCAAAACTTTGCTGCAATAATAATGCAATTTACAAAAGATTCAAAAGACATATTATTAAATATATCTTTATAATTATCATATTTGTTATTGAGAGATATTAATTCTCTAATCGTTGTTGGGGATATTATATTGTTTTTAGAACCAAATTCTATTAATGATTCTATGTTGTCTATATTATCTACATTCAAATAATTAAACATATTTAAAACTCCTATTTGTATATTAAATTAATAAACTTCCTTTGCAATCGATGTAAGTTCAAACATTTTTACTATTTTTGTATTTTTAACTATATACTATTTGAATTAATTAATTAAAGTGTTATGAAAGTTTATAAAGAAAGCGATTACATTATAGAAACATTTGATGAATTTATGGAAAGAGAGTTTGATAAAAATAATTCTATTGACGAGTACAATCAAACAGAAAGGTTTGATAAGTTAGCAAAAGCCAATCCTAAAAAATTTGGAAAACTTAATAATCAATTCCAAAAAGTTGCATCTATTCAAAAACAATCCAAAGGCAGATTTAATGCACCAAAATATATTGATGATAATGGAAAAAATAAATACGCAAATAAGATAAAACAATTAAGCGGTAATCCTCAAACCAGTATTTATAAACAATCACCAATAACAACTAATCGTGATTTAGCAAAATATAAGGAAAAAGGTTTGTTTGATAACTATAATCCAAACGAAAAATACGATTACGCTGCCATTGCAATCGGCATCGGCATTCTTGATACAGTATCTACCAAATACGAAGAATACGATTTTATTTACGAGTATTTAGAACAAAATTTGATTAATGAATGTTTAGAAGCAACTTATGATTATTTAGATGACTATAAATTTACTTCAGATGATATAGGTTATTGTATAGAATGCTTGCAAGAATGGTTAGAAGAACAAAAAGATATAGAAGATGGGATTGTGAATGAATGTGAAATGCTAAAAAAGTTTGTTCGAAACAAGCCGATAAGATGGTAAATCTAAGGGGGGCGTTTCAAACGACACCCTTTAATTTTTTTATTTATACCACAAAACAAAGGCATTCCCATCCGTCTCATACCTGACATCGTTTGAAACCACGTCAGGTGTAATTCATATAAAAAACACACTACCCGAAGGCAGTGTGTTGAAAAATTAAAAAAGAACTAAAACTATTTAGAAATATTATTGTATATAGTACTTTAGCAATCTATCTCATAAACCTGTTTTTTATTGTTTGGACGAATAGCACCCTTAACCCAATCAATAATCGTCTCTTGATGATATTGCCCAAAAATCCAACGCCCCTCAATGTCCTTGCCATGTATTCTTATAACCTTTGAATACAAACCACCAATGCCTAATGCTTCAAGAATGTAATCCTGATGCGGAACAGAATATTTATAAACAATCCCTTCCTTAACATCATCAATGCGGTAAGTATTCTTTTTGAATATATAACAATTATGACGCTTCGCTTCAATCCCTTCAAGCAAATTTGTGTCATAACCTATAAAATAAAAATCCTGACCACTCGGATCCTCTGATGGATGCATAATCGACCACCCATTCTCTACTTTAGAAAAAATAAATTCTCTATACTCTTTCATCTTTTATCCTCTAAATGTATGTAATGTCTCTGTTGTAATTTTTTTAATTATCCCGATTGCGTCAGGATGCTTCTCTTTAAAATCGTTAAAGAAAACTATCGTCTCTTCCTCAGATGAGCAATCATAATCGCTCCAACGAGAAAAATTATCTTTTGCGATTTTTAAATTGTATTTAATATCAATCATATTGTATATAGTTATTTTGTAAGAATTATTGAATCCTGTTTGTATTCAACTTTCCAAATATGAATTCCCTTATCCTTCTGTAAAAAATAAAATAAAGAATCATATTGCTCATTAACGTAATTTTTATATCTCTGCTCGCCGTGTGCAATACCCTCTAAAAAATTTGTTCTTAATTGATGAGTAGATAAGTTGATACACAAAGTTATGAATAAACCTATCAGCATCCCTATAATCAGCATTATCAAATTCAATATACTAATTTTAAAATTCTTAATTTTACTTGTCATCTTTTCTATAAATTTCACTCGCAAACTTTTCTATAAAATCATCTACAAATCCATCTTTATCATTATTAAAAGATTTATCATTGAAACGGACATAATTGTAATCAGTATCAGCACATATCCATGCAAATTTTTTATATGAAATAGATGTTTTACGTTTCACAAGATGTCTAAATTCAGTGTAAAGTTTTTCGTGCATGCTTCTTGAAACATATATCTCATCTATATCATCCATCATTGTATGTTCAAATCCTTTATCATATCCAATGCAAAAATCACGTTTGCAATACTTATAATGTTCACATTTTTCATTTGAACAAAATACATCTATTCCATTATCCAAACAAAACGTTTTAATCACTTTATGATTATGGTTAACAAGATAATCATAATTAGTTATAGATTTTATGACTCGTTCTTCTGATTGTGAAATCCTAAAGATGTATAATTTATCATATGTAAATTCATGTACTTCAGTTTTATCATCTTTTAATATATTATAAATGCACTGCTCAAAATTATGTAGTTTTGAAATTTTGAACTGCTCTTCTTTTTCTATCACTCCAACTTCTAAAAGAAAGTTTTTGATAACCTTATAAAAATAATCCATAATTTATATTTTAATATTATCTTCTAAAAACACAATTAAAAACACAATACCCGAAGGCATTGTGTTGAGATTTAGTAAATCTAATGCTCCTTATTAGGAACATATACTATTAATAAACTTACTTTGCAATCGATGTAAGATGTTTTTTAAGAATTTTCTCTATAAAATCTACTCCTTCAGGTTTGACAAAAATTTTTGTTCTGTAAACAGCATCTGGACATAAAGTCTGCTTCACCTCAAAATATTTAACATAACTCTGATAAGGAGTGTTATTGTTCTTCAAAATACCAAACTCCTTCAAAAATTTAAATAAAGTGTTTCTACCTAAAAGCTTCTTTTTTTGTGAATCCTCATCATAATAAGTAATATTAAGAATCTGTGCCGTGATAGCCATATCAATCAAGCCATCTGAATCTAACCATTTTTTGTATTTTTCTGCTGCAGGCGTTAGTTCTTCAATCGTCTCTTTTTGTGCTTGAATTCTGTTGTTTGCTTCTAATAATTGTAGTTTTTGTTTTTGGATTATGTTGTTTGCTGCAATCATACCTTTAGCAGCTATAATAGCATCATCTTCTATCGGTTGTTTTGACGAATAACTTCCCGTTTTTCTTATTGAAGGCAACACTTCACTAAAAACCCACTTTTTGAAAACTTTTGCTTCAGGTTTTTTACTTTGAAAGATGACTTCATATAAACCTTCTTCATTAACAAAGGTCATACTACGCCCCTGACCTGATTCATACCTGACCTTACTAAAAGTAACCTCAGGTGAAATCCGCATTTTTACACGACTTACTTGTTCTAATTCCAAAGCATCACATAAATCCTTTAGACAAAATAATGGTTCACCATTCTCATCAAGCATTGTTCGAATTGATGCTCCAGTTTCTTTATTAGTGAATTTAACCAATTCATCTTGGAATCCATCTTTAACTTGATTCTCTTCATTATCAACCATTATTGTTGCTAACTGATTCTTAATAGATGTGTTATCATCTTGAATCAGATTACTTTCTTCAGCGATGTCATCTTCGTCTATTTTGAGATTTTTAGCCCAAGTTTTAAATTCTTCTGCTCTATCACTTCCCAATAAAGAACCAATACGAATAGCAACTCTTTTAGTCATCTTCTTTTCGCCAAAAGAATCTTCTTCAATATATTTCCTTTTTTCATTTCTACTAATATTACTTTGAAGAATTTCTTTCATGGTTTCTACCTCAACACCATAACCCAAAGATAAATTGTTGAAATCAATCAACCAATCGTTTTTTTGACTAATCGTCAATTCTAATTCTAAATCTCGAAAATTTACTTTTCTTTCCATAATTTATTATTTTATATAAAAAAGAGAAAATCCTAATTATCGTTCTACCACAACGAATAAAAAGGATTTCTCTAAAAATTTTCTTTAGCAAGTGGTAGTTGCACGTATACTATTAATAATAATTTCTACAAGACGATGTAAGTTTAATTTTTGTATCTGTAAACTATCCTACCCTTTGTAAGGTCATATGGCGAAAGTTCACATCTAACTTTATCACCTTGCAAAACTCTTATGCTGTTTTTTCTTAACTTTCCCGCCAAATGTCCTATTATAATATGTTCATTCGGAAATTTCACCTTGAAAAGTGAATTCGGTAAAGAATCTATAACTTCTCCATCTAATGTAATAATGTCTTGACTACTCATTTTTTTCTATAATTATATTTATGGAATCGTGTATTAATTTATTCGCAATGTCAAAATATTTTAGTAAAAATTGATATTCTTTATTTTCTTTATCATCTTCACTCTCTATTATAAGTTGTAGCATCCTTTGTTTCAGTGATAAATCATTCATCTTTGCAATTATTTCATCTTTATCAATCTTATTCTTAATATCAATAATAATTTCAGCCAATGCACTTATAAAATCATCAATTTGCGTTTCAAAATTAGACACCTTATTTATTTACCTTTTACTATTGATTTTGTTATTAATTTTTCTATTTTTTCTAATTCTTTAATCACATCAGATGGATACCTTCTAAACATCTCATCTAACGTCTTTCGTTCTATATCATGCCAATCTAAACATTTTTCAATAATTTCAGAACTAAACCTTTTAAACTTCTCTTCATTCTTATCTTTTGTTTGAGGAGTCGTTTTTGTATATAACCATCCTGGATACGTCTTGTATTTAGATGTAATTGCATCTTTCCAAAAATCAACAATAGCATAACCTTCAATTCCCGCCCTTGAAAGAAAAGCAGATTCTAATGGATGCATAATTGACATCCTTCTATTTACCATAAAAGACATTTTATCTTTTTCATTTTTAGTGAACTTTGCATACTCATCATCATTGTAAAATGATTTGATGATTGCAAAAAAATCATTAGATTCTTTCAACGGTTCTAACTCTGCTTTGTATTGAAGCATTGTTTCTTGTTCTGTTTTTATACCTGTTTCAAATAATATTCCCATATTAAATTCCTATTTTTAGATTAATTACAAATCTTTTCCCAAAATATTTTATTAATTTTGTTCTCAATAGAAAGGTCATTTTCTGCATGCCATTGACATCCAATAATCTTTCCATCATCACTCTCAACTCCTTCAATCACACCATCAAAAGATTTGTATGTGATATTAAGATTAGATGCTAAATCACTAATACACCATCTGTGCCTGCTATTTACTTCAAACTCATCATCATGATGATTCCAAACCTTATGTGCTTTATGAAACATCTTTGTATCACCTTCACACCTAACCATATGACCTTCACATAAAGTTAATGTTCCACCTAATAAAACATTTATGATTTGCATCCCTCTGCAAATCCCTACTATTTTTATGTTGTGATTTAATGCGGTATTAAACAATTCTGTTTCTATTTTATCCCTGTCTAAATTAACTGACCTAAAAACATTTTCTTCAGATGAATTAATATTTTTCACCTGATTAGTGTAAAAATCACCGCCCCCGCCTAATATCAAAACATCAGAATTTAATAATTCGTTTTGATATATGGGCAAATTTAATAGAACAGTTGCATCAAACACTTTAACTTTAATCTCTGGATAGTAATCGTTTAATATCGCTTTAGTTGTTCTATTACAAACTATCGGATTCCCTGTTGTTATACAAATTTTCATTTATTTTATTTTCTATTTCTTCTATTTTTCTTAAAATTTCGTTTATCCCATAAAAAATCCAACCGAAACCAAGAAATATAAAACCCAAATCAAGATTTCCCAAAAAATGAGAAATAACACTGATTGCAAAACTAATAAGGGTTAAAACTATAAATAAATTCATGCTTTACCTTTGAACATATAAAAACTATCTTGATGAATAGTAAAAGTTCTTTTGCTATGCAAATTATTATATGCAATAATAAAACTATCCTTTTCTTTATTATGCATCAACAACTGATGCAAATCTTTATCACTCGACAAAATAATAGATGATATATCATAATTAAAATAATCAGTTGCAATAAAATAAATCAAATCATCTGCTTCTAAATCATCTTGTTGAACTACCAATAAAACTTCAATACTTTTCAGATATTCAATGTATTTATTCATCAATTCATTATAAGCATTAAAATCTATATCATCTATTGCATCTCGTTTTTCTTTCCGTGTTCTCTTATAATCATAATATATTTTACTTCTAAATGTAGTTCTTGAATCACAGCATATAAAAACATTCGAAAGAACATATTTAAGATTATTTATTTCATAACAAATCGCATTGTGCAACTGAATTATTAAAGTTTGTTTATCATGCTCTGAACTTGGAAACACCTTTGATTTAGAGTTTTTCCTCGTAACATATAATGCTTTACTTGCGATATTGTTAAAATCTATTAAAAAGTTAATTTTTCTCATTTTTTAATTCTTCCGTATTTGATTAATAAACAAAACTTTCAAACGATGTAAAATTTTGAAGCAGCCGCACTATATACTTCATAATTAATTTTTTGAAATAATATAGCAAATATAATATGAAACTGCCACATTATAAAAATTCAGTCGTAAGTATGAGTAATTACGAGCCAGTTTATACCAACTTATATGAAGTTTTGCTCACTCCACCATCATCTATAAATGGCGGAATTGAATTTGCACTTGAAAATGTAAAGGCAATTAATGGATTAAATACTGATATTCATCTTGAAACCGTAACACAAACATACAAAGGAACAGAACGTTCATTTGCAAGTGCAAAACCTGCACAAACTTATGTCGATTTAAACATGGTCGTTCAGATAAATGTAAATGAAGATTTGACCATGATTGGTTATGATGTTTATAGAAAGTGGTGTTCATTAATATACAATCCAAGAACTGGTGCTATGACTACCAAGAAAAATTATATTGGCGGTCCTTTATCTGTTTATTTACGCACAAAAAATTGGGAAGTTGTAAGATACTGGAATTTTCCAACTATATTTCCTTTTGGTAATATTGAAGCAGGAATGAACGATTTATCGTATGAAAGCGGCGATACACTCGCTGAAGTAACTTATAATTTCCGTGCTGATTATTGGGACGACATAGTCCGATAACCGACCACCCCAAATTTTCACCCATTACCCAACTCCTTTATAACGGCTACTTTATGTAGCCGTTTTTTATCTCTTCAAATCTTTTTTCAAATAATTTTTTTAATCTCGGTATAAAATCATTATAATTATCAACCTTTATAAACAACGGCGGCTCAAATGCTTCTAAATCCCAAATATCTAATCCTTCTCGAACTTCCTTCTGAATCGGCTTAATATGTATAATGTATTTAGGTCTAATAACAATTTTCTTATCACTTTCAAAATCAAATAACATCATATTAAGCAGTTTTGAAAGTGTTAATAATTGTCTCACAAATCCTTCATAATTCCAATCCGATACTTCATTGGTTGTTTTAACATCCGAAATATAAATCTTTATTTTATCGTCTGTTTCAACAAATTGAACAATATCTGCAATGCCACCTAACATATATTTTTCAGAACAAAATTCAAATTCCGAAACGGTATTTTCAGGTATGATATTATGTTCTTCAAAATAACTCCGTTCTGTAAAAATATCATCTTTTGATAAATTATGTTTTAACCATCTTTCAACTTGTGCGTGCTTATTAGTTCCTAATCGAGTTCTTAAATTCCAATAAAGACGAATCTGTTCAGGTTCAATTTTATAATAAATTGAACTTGTGTCTTTTGAACATCTTTCGGATATATTTATAGCATCAAACGGCTCTTTATCTTGATGGATAAATTGTGTTACTGACATCAATTTCTTACCATCCATCCAATGCTGATGTTGGTCAGGTACAAATGCGTAACCAACTTCTTTTTTATAATCATTTAGATGATTAATTATCCGTTGTTTTTCTGTCATCTTCCTTTAATTTTAAATTATTTTTGAACTACCCACACCCTAAAGGGTGTGAGATTCGTGGTTCACACCAACGAAATTCCTGTTCCACGACATCCTGTGTCGTTTTACCACAGGCACTCCCCGCCGCTCCAGCGGTGACGCTTGATAAGGTTTCTAATCCTTATCCGTTTCAGTGGGTTTTTGTAAAACAACTTGGTTTTCGTTGCTCTACTAATGTATATAGTGAAAATTTTTATTTCGTTTTTTATCCCACGACCCTAAAGGGTCCGGGTTTTAATTCTATTATAAAACATATCATAAGAAAAAATAATATGTAAAATAACACTATTGCTGCTCCCATTATTATTCCTTTAAATTATTAATTACTTGACGAATTTCTTCATATCTTCGCAAAAATTCTTTTTTTTCTTTTCTATCTTGCCTAATTTCTTTAAACCATTTAAAGATTACTATTATTAAGATAATGTTCATTACGATTCGTATTATTGATATTATTGTTCCCATGCTTCCTCCAAATTTACATCAATCACTTCATTATTTTCTTTAATTTCTTCTACTTTTAATTCTTTTTTCTTCTTTTGATTTTTTACTCCTTGTGGTCTCCCACGTTTTGTTTTTTCCTTTACACCCATATAATAATATTTCTTAATAGAATCCATTATACTTGTTCTATTTGCTTCAAAAACATAATTTGCAAGTTCATTATTGAATTCTTTTAACTCATTCTTATCCATATCCAAATTTTCAACAAACATTTTTATAAATGCCTTATTCGGCATATTATCAAATTTTAATGAAACTACTTCTGTTTCTTTTTTGATTCTCTCAAATGTATGTCTATGTTTAAATTTTGTATGTTGAGGTGTAACCTGTCTATCATACCCTAATACTTGTGCATCAGTTAAAACAATATCTGGCATTGGTTTGTCATCAATAAAACCACCTGTTTGCATAGGTAAAGAAGGTGTAAGTAATGCAGGTCCCAACAATGGATTACCCTTATTAGCATTATTACCATATGAAGTAAATGCTGCACCAAATTGTGATATAGTTTGTGAAGTGCTAAAACCATCTTTACCTACAACGTCACCAAAATTAGTTGAAGGTTTACGAGTCACATTAAGTTTTTGCATCAATTCCGTATTCTTAACTATAAATTTTTGTTTATTAGCAAGATTTATAAAATGCAAATCATACTCGTAAGCATCTTCACCATATACAACATTGCTATGTGTGACCTTTTCTAAATCTATAAACGAGTTTGGATCCGTTTTTAATCTATAGATATTGTTATAATAATCTATATGTCTAGGGGCTTCTTTGCCTCTCAAATCTTCTATATTACCATCATTTATATCTAATGGTATTTGCGAACTATTATTCATAATTTTATTAAAAAATTTTTTAAAAAACATTTCATATTATATTAATAAGAAAAAATTAAATTCTGTTTACTTTTGAAATAATGGCTTATGGAAAGGCGTATTAGAAGTATCCATTATGGCAACTTTAACAAAATCTTTACGTTTTATTAACCTAATGTTCCACATATTTTCAGCATAATATCTTCTGATAGCATATTCTATTCTCATCTTTTTTAAATCCATCGATATTAAATTGAAAAAATGCTTAAAGTTTGATGATGTATTAGAAGCAACTTGTCCATAAATATAATTATCTTCTCCATAAATATCTTTTTTAAATGCTTCTACTAATATATTTAAAATTGTTGTTCTAACATATGGAACATAGTATTTCAAATTAATTCCCGTTACAATTTGTCTTCCTGTTTGATATGTATGATGACCACAATAAATAATTATGGGTTGCGTATCAAAATATGGCAAACGTTGTGATGGAACTTCCGTCCCTGTATTAATCTCAATAGAACCTTCTTTTGGATAACTAAATGTATACATTTTGCCTAATCCCATTCCATAATAAGGGTCATTAGATATTTCTTTATCATATCTGTCACTATAACCATCAAAATATGTTCTCTTTATATCTTGATATGCTCCATAACCTGCTACATAAGCAACTTTTGCTCTGTAATCATCAATTTGCCGCATCAATAAATCTTTTGCTTCATAAATACGATTCTGATTATACTCAAACCTTTCTTTCGGTGTCATCGGTTTAAGTGTTTCAATTAAATCCTGCTGATGCTGTGTTAATTTTTCTTGTATAGTTTTTTGTATGTCTGCCACTTTGAAATATGTAAAACATTTTCACTATATAGTATATAAAAATAAGACATTTTATGAATAGCAATCAGCATAATCTTCAAGACAAACTTGATAAATCAAAAGAAGAGTTAAAATTTTGGCGTGCAAACAAACAACACCTTTTGAAAACCCAATCATATGAATATGATGAATACAAAGAAATTGAGAAAAAATTAGAAAATATAATAAAAATGTATATAAGAAAACAAAATGAAGAACTTAAAACAATATTATTAAAAAAGAAAAAGAACAAAATAATACTGTTTTAAAAAGAATTAGTATATTTTTTAATTATTGCAACAGGCATTTATTTATGTTTGTGAGACGTTACGTTTAAATTATAATCAAATTTACCATTACAGATATTAAATGGATTCAAATCAAATTCATTATCGCCCCAACAAATATCACCATTTTTAATGCGAAATTGCTTAAATAATTTTTTATTTATGTATTTTTTTACATATGGATCCTGACTTTTAAATAAAAAATCTTTTAAATCAATATTTCTTATAGTATTATCGGAAAAAACTATTTCAATCTTATAATCATCAATATATTTTGCTTTTTTTATCATATTTTTATTTTTTTTACAAAAATACGAAAAATAAAATATTTAACTCGGTTTTTATTTTAATTTTCATCTTCATCTTCATCTTCGTAATCTACTATAAATCCGATAGGTCTTTTACGAGGTTTAGGTTGTTCTATCAAATTATTTAATGTTATTATAATTTCATTTACTCGTTCATCATTTTTTTCTATATACAGCATCAATAATTTGCGTAGTTCTGCAATTTGTTCGTTTGTATCTGCTTGTGAAAGTGCGTAATTTCTGAGTTTTATAAACACTTTAATAATTTCGACACTCATTATATTTGCTTTTTCAGAGTTTAAAACATTTGCACTCATTAGAACTCCATGTTCTGTAAACACATATGGATTATAGCGTCTTCCGCCTTTACCTTCTTTTGAGGTGCCAATTTGGAACCTCAAAGAATCGGATTCTTCGTCTGTTAATTGAAACATAAATTCTTGTGGAAACTTCTTTATGTTTCTTTTTACTGCTCTGTTAAAATTTTTAGTTAGCACACCATACAATCGTGCTAAATCACTGTCGAGCATAACTCGTTGCCCACGTATTTCATAAATTATATTTTTAATCGGTATTATTTCTTCTATCATATTTCTATTTTTTACAAAAATACGGAAAATATATTTATTTTTTACTTTTCGTTTTTAGATTTAATTTCTTACGATTATCCCAATACCCTTGATAAATTTCTTCTAAAGATGCGTGCTGTAAGTCCCTTGTATCAACAAGACAGACCATATTCCAACTTTCGGGACCAATATGAGTTGGTCGAACCATCAAATCAAAGATGTATTGACGGATCGCAAATTCGAATCCACTGGAATACAACTTCCCTATAACAAGTTTCAAAAATTCATAAAAATCATCATAATAAACTGCTTCTTCCACTTCAGTAGTTTTATACATCTTGTTAAGTTTATTTAAAATTATATCTAAAATACTTATCCGCATCTTTTTAGGAATCAAATTCAAATTCAGCCCTACAAGTAGATGATTTCCTGTGTTTTCTGACTGCCATTTATTTATTGCTAAAACGATAGGTCTTCCATCAAAATAAGGCAACTTCTTTCTGTCTTTTCCGTATTTAGGTTCAAAATACTCAAATGTATAAATTCTACCATTTTGAAACATATCTATACTACCTACCTCTCTTCTATGCGAAAGTTTTTTATCTTTTGCTTCAAAAAACCGCTCATTCAAGCACTCCCACGCCACTTTACTTGCCTTTGCCTCTCCTTTATAATACTTTATCAAAGAATCATATTGGTCTTTTAAATAAGTCGGACTATGTTTTGTTGATTTAGCCATCTAAAATCTCCTTATATCCCTGCCTTTTCACGCCAATTTCTTACTGCAACGTCTATACCAAGATTTTTCGCTTGTTTATCAATAACGGTTGTAACTGATTTAACGCCAGTATCCACATTAGCAGAAAAGTTTTTAAGAACTGACATAGCATAGTTAAATGTGAAATAAAAATAAGTGATAATGAACATTTACTCATTAAAAGAGGGTTATTACCAAATAAATTAGATTGTAAATTTCAAGTTGGTGGAAAAGATATTACCGCAAGTTTCGGAAGAAGAGAATTACAATCAATTATTAATGATAGATTTCAAATTCCACAAAATATTTTTATAATTTCATTTGTTTTAGGGTCTTTCCATTCCTTCATAGTTCTATCTTCTTCTAATTCATATAGCATACCATTTTCATCTGTATTTCCTTTAGGCAACATTATACTCTTATTTCTTTCTGCTAATATTTTTTTACCTTCTTCTGAATCAGCACTTATCGGCTGTTGAATTGAACGCCCCCTAAAATCATAATTCCCTTCATAATCAAATATATGCTGTTGATGGTTCATATTAGCAATATGCGAAAATCTTATAATAGCATTCGGATTCAATAATGCAGGTGAACCTTGCATATCAGGGTCATCCATCGTAAAATTTCCAGTAGGGATATTAACTATATACGCATCATCTATCCTAAAATCATATGGCACTTTCGGTTTTAGTTTATTTACTTCCTCTAATTCCACATAATTAGAACCAGCCCCTATAATTCTTGAATCTTCAGGTGATTTTACAGTCATACCACCCATATCTATTGCAGGTGCATATGTCGAACCATTAAGATTTAATGCTGAACTACTATATGAAGATTTTATATCCATTTTTGAAGGATCAAAAGATAAAGGATTAACAGTATCTTTTTTAGTTGATGGCAGTGAACCTGTTAATCCAACAGGTGTAACCCAATTATTCGGAACTTCATATCCAAGTGTGTTGTTTTTTAAAGTTTCTAAATTTTTCTCATTTATACTATTAAAATTGGAATTTGATGTTATCGCCATATTTTACCCTTAAAAAAATAAATTCAACTACTGTATATAGTCACCTTGCAATTCATTAATCAACGGCTCATAATCATGTAACTCAAAAAACTTAAATTTATACAAAGATGGTATCTTAAATTGATCAGGTGCAAGATCACCAACTAAAATAACATCATCAAAATTACTATTCCTTGTAATAGCAGTATATGCAAGACCATTAAAAAATTCGCCTCTCTGAAGATCAACTGACGTTTTTATCCCATCTTCTACCGTTATTCCTTGCATCTTATGAACTGTCGCTGAATGATAACAACGCATCTTATTATTCCAAAATGCCTGAAATAATTTATATTTCTTATATCTCGCTCTATCAAGTATAGATAAATAACCTTTATCAATAGAATAAATTTTATTTGAAATATCTTTTTCATTAAAATAATCTATTACCGATTGATCAATCTTTTTTGATTTTGTTTTTAATTCACTTAAACTTCTACGATAAGCACTTATATTTCTAAAACAATCATATTTCATAATTTTTTCTTCATAAAAATAACATGCATCATTAAGAAAGGAAATAGCAAATTGTATATCTTTTTCTGCCTGTTTATTTCGCTTTTCTAACATAATATCATTTATTTGCATACAAACATCCAATTTATCCTTTTCATTCAAATACGGCAATTCTATAATCCTTGTAATGATATTATCTAAATTGTCTTTAAATCTCCATAACGTCATCAATTTGTATTGCTTAAAATCATCTAATAAGTTTAACCATTTATGATCGTTACAAACATTTTTTCCACTTACAGATGGAAGTTGTGCCACATCCCCAACTAATACAAGATGTGTAATATGATACCTTGATTGTAATAATGTTATAATAACCTCTAAACGTCTACTATCAATCATTGTAAATTCGTCAAAAACTAATTTTATATCATCTTTCGGTCTATTATAAATTTCTATTTTTTTATCAAATACTTCATCAACAAAAATATCAATATGTTCCCAAAGTTTATCTATTTTTTCCATTCTAATTGCTTTTACCCGATTACAGTCTTCTTCACTTAAAACTCTTTCCATAGCAGTAGTATAACTTCTCGTAGGAATTGCTTCATTAATTTTATCTTCTTTACAATAAATAAAATTTAAAAGCATCTTCTTGTCAATAACCTGTTTTTTTGTATTTACATATTTAAAATCATCAGGTATATTGTTTCTTTCTACTATTTGGTTTAATTTTTCGTCTAATCCTCTAACTTCTTTTTTGAATTGATCAAAATACTTTGTAAATATAAAAAACCCCATCAAAACTTTTGTTGTTGATCGTCCCTTACTGTATGTTCCTGCTGATGCTGATTTAGATAATGAAGTTATAATGCTTCCTTCCTTATCTAAATAATCTTTAACTATTCTGGTTTTACCCGTGCCTGCTGCACCACTAATTATTATCTTGTTTTTAATTAAATCTAAATCCATGCTACATTAATAATAAATTTGTATAAAAAATTTACTTTTTGCTTATTAGTTTAAATAAACCAATCCTAAAGGATTGGTTAAAAATGTTTTTTTATCAAAAAACATTTTATAGCAAATTTTTCACTTCTCTTCTCTTTTTTTTTAATTTATTCTTTTTTGTGTTTTTTAATTTTTATAAAAAAAATAAAATTTTCTATATCTCTTTTATAAATAAGGGTTTATGCGTTTTTCAACAAAAATATGCTAAAATTTACTTACATCGCCGTGTTTTTTTGTTTATTAATCTAGGAAAATACTATATATTGTTATGGAAATAAAATATTCAATAGAAAATCCGTTTGTAACGTTTTTATCATCTGATAACTTTTTTTCAACTCCAATAGAAAAGAAAGGTCAATCGTTCTATGCTCCTTATAGAGTTTTAAACGATATAATTACGGATAAACTAAATCCAGATTCAAAAGCAAAAAAACCGTCTATTCGTTATAGAAAAAATTGCGGTTATGATTACTACCTATTTGAAATAGATCCTCGTGATTATAGCATATACTCAATAGATAATCATCTTGGAATTCAAAGCAATCTTATTAAATATTTTGCACACCTTACATTTCAAGTCGTTTACTCTGGTAATAAATCGATCCACATAATTATAAAATCGCCTGGAGCAACTAACATAAATGAATATAAATATCGTTGGTATGCAATACAAGAAAAATTAAAAACGTTCTTACCTGATTGTTACAAAGAATATCTTGAACACGAAAAATTTGACGAAAGTTGCATTGATAATTGTAAATTTACTCGTTGTCCTGGCTATTTTCATGAAACAACAGGTAAATTACAACAATTAGTGTTAAATAACCAACAAACTTTAAATTTAAGTGAAGATGAATTAAATTTAGGTAAAATAGCATATGACGAAATAAAAGCAGCAGAAAAAGAAAAAAATAAATTAAAATCGTTAACTACTAAAGAACGTAAAGAAAAAGAACTTAATTTATTAAAAAATACTGAAAACAAAAATTTAACTAAAGGTTATACTTATGAAAGTGATAACGTAATAGTAACAGTAGAATACCAAGATGGATATGAAGTTATTACCGATTTTAATTTAGATTATTATATAGACAAAACTAATCCTGATTATAAATACAAAAATCTTAAACGATATTTAAGAAAGTTTAGTTTAAATTTCGTTACTATTAAAGAAGCGTATGATAATGTTTATTTAAAAGATATTATCGGGATGTATAAAAAAATCGGTGTTAACTGTGATCGTTTTTCTTTTAAAGATAATTATAAGTATGCTTGTATACTATTAAAAGCAAAGGTAGATCCATTTCTTTTATTAGAACACGTAGCTTATACATCTTCTATACAAAGAGAACAAACCTTTAACGCTATTATAAATACTTTAAATGATGTTTTAAATTCTCTACCTATTTATAGCGAAAAAAAGTTAACTGCTTTAGGTAAACAAGTACGAATTAAAAAATTAATAAAGGATTATGAAGACGAAAGAGATAAATATAATAAAGACGTTAAAAAATACGATTTTTTAAAAAATAATGTTATTTTTAATAAAAATTTTAGTGACGAATATATAGCAGAACGAGTTAAAGAATTTAAATACAAGATGACTAAAGAAGTAAGACGTATTAAAAGTCAACGTAGACGATCTTCTTTAAAGGGTGTTGAGTATGATGGTATTAATATTTATACTGATCCAGATACAAACAGAAACTTAATAAAGGATTATATAGAAGATATGATAAAGAGTCTAACAAAAAAATACGAATGGATCAAGAAAAAAGCGTCTACTGTTAATATTAAGGATTTAATTTACGTTAACTTTAGAGATAGTAAACATTTTAAAACACAAGAGTGTTCTAGTATATATAATAATATAAATGCTATATGGGAGTCATCAAAAGATACGAGGGAACAAAAAAGGGAAAATTGGAGCGTGACGAAAAAAAACTTGAAAAAGAAAAATGAAGATGAGTATTATAAATCTGACGCTTATAAAGATAAAAAGAAAAAAGAGGAATATGAAAAAGAAATGGATTTATATTATAAAGAGTTTGAGTATGAACTTGAAGATGCGATGGAAAGGAAACGTGTGTATAAAGGTGGTATACTTTTCGATATAATTTACATAATGTTACAATGTGAGTATGAATATGCTGAAATTGCATGGTTTGAATATAGAAAGAAAAAAGAAGAGTTTCATATAGTATTACAAAGAGATGTGAATAAAAAAATAAAAGAGAAGGAAGAAAGATTAGAATATGAAGCGTTAATTAAAAAGCAAGCACGAATAGATGAATTAAAGAAAAAACAAGAAAAAATAAAATTACAAAACAGGGAAAGGCAAGCACGTAGACGTTTGAAATTAAAAGAGATAAATAATACAGAACAAATTGATAAATTAGTAGAAAAATTTGATAAATCTGTTGAAAAGGAAAGTCTAAATTCAAAAATAGTTCGTAAAACACGTGAATTGCATAAAATACATAATTGGAATACGAATGATGTATTTAATTTGCATACATACTTCATAGAAAAACCCGTATTTGTAAAAAGGGAATAATTTATTTACATCGATTTCGATAAAATTTTATTAATTCTATAGTAAAATATTTAAAAAAAATGAAAAAAATAATAGAAAAGAACACAAGAGAATGTTGTGATTGTGGCTCTATTTTCAAAAATGAACATGATGATTATCCTTATTGTGACGCTTGTATTGATAAAACAATAACGACATATGAAAAAGTGGAAGCATATAAGAAACTTATGGACGACAAATTTCCTGATAGGAATAAGGAAAATGATATGATATTCGTTAAAGATGATTTGGTTTTTTCTGTTGAAACGAGAAACTGCAAAAATTGTGGTGCAATATTCGTTCCGCAGTGGGATATTCATGAAATATGTAAAAAATGTTGGTTGGATAGTTTGCCAATTATAAAAACTGTAAATTGTAAAAATTGTGGTAAACTTATAGAAATAAGACATAAAAGTCAGATTTACAGAACATATTGTGATAACAATGATCAATGTAAAAAAGAATATCACATAAAGCATAAAAATAATAATAAAAAATGCGTGGTTTGTGGCGAAAAAATTGGTCTACGTAATGACGAACATGATATGTGTGAAAAATGTTATGATGATAATTTACCTATTATAAAAACTATAAATTGTAAGAATTGTGGTAAATTAATTAAAATTAGACATGAGAGTCAGAAATATAGATTGTATTGTAATAATGATGATAAATGTAAAATTGAATATATGTCAAAACATAGGGGCGATGTTTCCAAAAAAGACCCATCTAAACCATTATTTGTAAATTGTAAAGTTTGTGGAGAAAAATTAAAATTGATTTTTAATATACGAACTTGTAATGTTTGTTCAGAATGGAAGTGTTTGGAGAGACTTAGAAAAAATGATGAACCACATTTTGTGACTAAAAAATGTGTGGTTTGTGGTGAAAGGTTTAATACAAATATAGAAGAACGTGATAGATGTAGGATTGTCATATTAAAAAAATTGTAAATTGTAAGAATTGTGGTAAAGAAATAAAAATAACAGAACTGCAAATGGGAAGAAAATATTGTGATAATAAAGATAAATGCAGAAAAGAATATAATTTACGCAAAAAATCCAATTAAGTATTTATTATGTATGAGTATTCCAAATGTTTACATAAGAGATGGTTTTGTCCATCTCTCTATTTTTTTAAATTCTTCAATTTACTTATTTTACAAACTCAAATAGTTCCTTTATGAAAATATTGATGCTACTAAAATATTTTATAAGCGTATCTCTTTTTAGACCGAATCGTGAAGGAATTATACCATTTCCTTTAGCAATTTTTATATTTTTATAGAAATTTTTAACAAATTCGGGCTTATCGTTAAATAATAGTTCTTTATATAATTGATCGGCATCTAACATTGCTTTAATATGTTTCAGTATGCGTTTTTTATATGACGCATCCATTACATCTTGTGAAGCAATTTTTATCTTACTTTTTTTGTTTTTAAAATTATATTTTCTTTGGCAACTACCTTTTTTACTATAACAAGTGACTCTGTTTATATCCTTTGTTTCAAAAGTGTTACCACATATCTCACACACTTTTTTATGTGTATTTTTATTCATTTTTTCTTGTTTTTTCTTTGCATGATAATCTAAAATAGATTTATGCCAAGCAATCCATTTTGGGTTAGTTTTATCCGAATGAAATGCTTTAAGTGCTGTTTTTATCTTTTGTTTTGTTTGTTCTGATTGGGAACGTTTTTTCGGTGGATTGGTATGAATTTTGTCATCTTTTGCATCATCAATATTATTTTTTGCATTTATATATAATTTTTTTCTTTGTTCATAAATAGCATCTAAAAAATTACCGCTATTGTAATCTTCTTCAGATACATCTATTTTAATAATATTTAATTTATTAGTAATTGGTTTTTCATTTATAGTTTCATCATTATTTTTTGATTCTAAAATAATTTTTGGCTCTTCTATTGGTTTATCATTATCTGTTTGTTTTTGTTCTTCATATTTTTTACTTAAATCTACATCTAACTTTTTTAATTCTTTATAACCGTCATAATTATCAAATACAGTATTTTTTAACTCATTTATTTTTTCTTGAGTAAAATCTTTATAATATTTTTCTAATATTTCATTTTTTAACTTTTCGCATTCATAACGTTTTTTTAGTTTTATATAATTATTTCTACTAATTATGTCAAATTCAGATAAGTATTTTGTTATTTCTTCTTTTTTATCATCAGGAGTTAATTCGTATATGTTATTTTTTAATTTATTTATATCTTCTGTTACTTGTTTAAAACGCATATCATACGATTTTTTTGCTATTTGATATTGTTCGTAACAATAATTTTTGCTTACATCAGAATTTTTTTCTCTAAATCTTTCTGCATCTTTATCGCTATATAATTTGCATATTTCATCCATTATTTCTTTAATTGTCCAAACTAATATTACATCGTATTCGTGTTGTGTATTTGTATCTAATACGTCATTACAATTAGCAGAATCTTCAATAGGGTAAAAGTACTTTTCACCATTTTTTAAATACGTTTCAGGAACAAATTCGTAATCATAACTTATTAATTCATATTCTGTATTATCGTTTTCAGATAAAATTATTTGTTTAATTATACCTTCTTCATACGATAAATAATCCATATAGAGTGTTATTAATTCTATATAAGCATCATAATCATTAGTTGAATATTTTTTAGAAGATGGGTCATATAATGCTTTTTTTACTTCATCTTTTATCTCAATAGGTGGCATTTCAGATATAGTTTTCTTTAATTCATCTATCACTTCACACAATCTATCGTCCCATTTATCGTATAATTCACTATATTCTTCTGGAGTCATTAGTTCAGAATCCATAATAGGTGGTTCTTCAATGTAAAAATTTCCATTACTTGGTTGCGTCTCAATCATTCTAATAGTTATTAGCGTTTTCTTTTCTTGTTCTATTATTTTCCAAGTTTTTTCTTTTAACTCGTTTATACATTCGCTTTTTGGACGTGAAGGGGTAATAGATGGTGTCTCATCAAGTTTTTCATTTGATGTTTCACGCATCCTTTTTACATCAGTAATAAACTTATTATAAAATTTAGCAATTTTAGAAAAGTTTTTTTCATAAAAATCCGCAATACTAACTGCTTTTTTATGTTCGTCTGTATCTCTAAGACCATACTCTTCTAATATTGTTATAGCAATACGCAAATAATCTTCTGGATTATTACTTTCTCTTCGTTTTAATAATTCATTTCTGTTATGTTCGTCATTTCTAATTTTAGCAATGCGTTTAATATAATTATATTCTTCTGTAGTTATTTTTTTAGATGATTGCATTTTAATTTTTAATGTTTTTTTAATCCTATCAATATTAATAAGAAAAAAATGTTTTTTATGTAAAGTTTTATTTTTTACACATATTTATATTTAATTTTTACACACTTTTTGCTGATAAAAAATAACTTAAATTTATTTTCAAAAATGTTTATTAATCTTATTAAGAATTATTTTTTGTATTTTTGTATAAATTTTTGGAGTTAATAATTTGTTTGTCGATCAAATAGTAAATAACCGTTATAATAGCGGTGATATAGATTTTGAGGAATTACCTGATATTAAAGTTGCTGATGAGTTTATAAATGATGGCGATTTTGATGTTCTTTATTCTATGAATATGGAAGAGGTTATTTTAAGCGAACTAAAACGAATTTATGAAGAAGAAAATATAAAAATATCTCATAAAAATTATGTTAAAAATATCTACTTATTTAATAAAATATGTGAAAAAATAGATATACATTTTGAACTTGTTGATTTTTTTATTCTTTTTGTTGAATCACAAAGTTTAGATATAAAACGTCTATTTAACCATTTGCCATCACATTATAAAAGAGAAATAACAGAAGATATGGCAAAAAGATATGGTAAGAAGATTTTTAAAAGTAAACCTCTTTTTTGATGCAAAAAAATTTTCACTATATATTTTGTTTATTAAAATATTTAGTGTAAAATTATGAATGATAATTTTGAAAATGAAGAGATGATTTCACCTGAAAGAAGGGAAGAAATCGCAAGACAAAATTTAAGTAAGATTGAAGAAGTGAATTCTCAATCACAGCAACGTGGTTCAATCTATGATAAAGATCAAGGTAATATTCCGATGCCTAAAACTAAACCACCAAATGAATTCCAAGCACATAATATGGCTAAAGGAAATTCTGCAGAACCACAACCTAAACCTTCAAAAAAACGTAAAATAAAATTTACGGAAAAAGATGGAAATGAAATTGAAGTTGATGATAAAACTCCAATAGGAAATTTCGGTATAACAAACCCTGGATACTATTTTGTTCCTAATAAACTTTTACCTTCAAATGGTGATTTTTATCCGAATGGATATACTGTTGCATATAGAAGTGCTAATGCAAAAGAAATAAAACATTATGGCACCACAGAACAAGGTGATTATCCTGAGTTTTCTGCTGCATTAAACTATATGATACATCATTGTTGTGAAGTAAATATGAACTTGCGTGGAACAACAACATCGTATTTAGATTTATTAGAATTTGATAGAATCTATTTATTGTTCTGTATCAGAGAATTATCAATGCCTGAAGGAACGCCACCATTTACTATGGAACATGATTGTCCATGTGGTTACGTTAATGAAGTTCCTATAACAAAAGATAATATTAATAAGATGGATTGGTCAACTCCTATTGGAGATGACCCAGAAAAAACTTTGTTGAGATACTTCAATCCAGAAAAACGTTGTTTTGATATTAGAACAAAAGACCCGAATAATAATATGACTTTGTATGTTCCAACCATTGGAACAGTCCAAAAATTATTGAGGTATGTTAAGCGAGAAGTGATGAAAAAGAAAAATATTAATCTTGATAATGTAGAAGTGTTTAAAGAATATTCTAAATTAGAATATTTGGTTTCTGACCATAAATTATTACAAGAAGATATAAAAGGAAATGTTTCTCTTATTAAAAAGTTAGTATCAGATATAAATAATTGGTCAGTAAGTAAAATGAAGTTATTTGTTTCATTAACTGACCAAATATTTGAAGCATGTGTGCCAACAGTATCTTATACTTGTAAGAGTTGTGGGGAGGTCAACTCTGCTGGTGTTGCGTTTCAAGAAGGATATAAATCAGTATTCATTAATGTGTCCACAGATATATCAGATGAATTATCTTAAAAATGCATGGTATGTTGAAGAAGCACAATCACCTTTATTTAATATGGACGCATTTGATATATTTTTGAAAAAATATGAATATTTTCAAGATAAAATAATGAGTGCATTTAGATTTAGGTATGAAGATATTGAAGAGATGATATTTTTGAGTGTAGAACATGGTAAATTGAGTTATACTGAAGCACAAGAAATGCCATTTTATGAATTAGGTAGATGGCTTAAATTGGTTGAGAAAAATAATAAAAAGAAACGAGAAGAAGAAGAAAAAGAACAAGCGAAGTATGGTAATATGAAAGATTACAATCCTAATTCAATGATGAAAAACGCACAAAAATCGGCTAACTTCAAGCAACCTAAAATGCCTAAAATGTGATGATGCTAAAAGAGGAACGAAAGTTCCTCTTTTTTTGTATATAAAAATACACTACCGAAGCAGTGTATTGGCATTTTCAGGAAAAGAACTATCCTTTTAACATAAACTATATAAATTATATAGTGAAAAAATATTTTTAACTTTTGAAAGTTTGGACCTGTTTTTTCTCATCATTATAGAAAAAATATTTTGTCGGTCTATTATCAAGATGAACAAAATTGCTTTTATTATAAACTATGATACATTTTATATCAATTTCTTCAGCATATTTTGCAATATCAATCAATTTAACATTCGGAATAGAAATATCAAATGCATCGCTTATCATATGACGTGAATTTGGGCTTCCACCTATTTGTGTATTATGAGATTTGGTTCTATAGCCGCTATTTATAATAGTTTTACCAAATTTATCCCTTATTTTTTGTAATTTATTTTTGATAAATATAGTATCAATTTTGATTTCGTTTGCTCCACATTTAGAACGAAATTCTTTTACTTTAAAATCTTTAGAAATATTTTTTTCACCATCTTGTCTTAAAGAAAAGGTTGTTATTAATCCATCAAATTGTTCTAATGGGTTTTTGTTTGAATCGCTACTGGGAGGCAAAAGAGAATCCCACGTGATTGCACCTGCGATGCCATCTACTTTTAATCCGATATTTTTTTGCCAAGTGCGAATAGCAGATTCAGTAGAATTTCCGAAAATTCCATCACAGGATAAATTAAATCCTTTAATATTTAAAAGTGTTTGTAAATATCTAACACTATCACCTTTTGAACCTTTTTTTAAAGTTGGGTTTGACATATTTTACCTTTATATAATTATGAAACTCTTCTGTTTGCGACTAATACATTATCAATAGTAATACCAATATCAATTTGTTTATAATTAACAAAATGACGTTCATTAACATTAATTTGCACATTATAATCTTGTGCTTCGGGAACAAATGCCGAAAGTTGTGCGTAAAATTGATTCCTAATGTCACTCGTGTTAACGAACTTATTAAACAAATATTTTTCTAAATCCATCCCTAAATCTGGAACACCTAAAACTTGTCCTTTTCTTGTGTAAAGAATGATTTTTATTTTAGCAATTAATTCATCAAGGTCGCCACCTTTATTTTCAACAATCCGCCAATCATATTTCGGGTCAGTGTTATCTCTTATATAAATAGAATTAAGTGTTTCAAAAGGATTAAACTTTAATTTATCTAATGTAGAAGTCATATTTTATTTTTTAACTATATAGTATATAGGGAAATTTTTATGAGCATTTATTACAACGAAAAAAAAAACAATGATATATGTTTTAGTGGTGACAAAATAGCAACGGAGTATTATGTTGGCGATAAGGTGTATGAGGGTTTTACAGAACCGCCAGGATTATATATTGCGGAGGGACGTAATGTTAGTGGCGGTTTTGTTATTGATATTTTTGAGAATAATGATGGAATTAAAGGAAATTTAGTAGATACTATTTTAAAAGATGATTGGCAAACATTATCAGAATATGCTCCTGAAATAGAAATTGCGTTGGATAGAGTGATTAATGGTTGGACAGGTGTTGGTGTTCCTTTAAATTTTGCTAAATTAAAAACTATAGGAAATTATTTTAGTAGTGCAACATTTAATTCAGAAGTATTGTTCCCTAAACTTGAAAAAGTAGGCGAAAGTTTTCTTTCTATGTCGAATGATTTTAATAAACCAATATCATTACCAAATTTGAAAGTTGTTGGTCAGTCTTTTATGGCAGGGTGTATGAATTTTAATCAAAAAATAATTTTTCCATCATTAATTACAACTTCATTAAGTTTTATGATGTTAAATACTAATTTGGGTGAGTTGTCACCAATTTCTACTTCAAATGTAATTTTTAGTAAATTAATAATGAATTCTACAAATATGTCTTCTCGTTTTTTAGGTTTTAATGCATCTAATTTTTATTCTAATAAGTATATACGAGTTAGATTTGAAACATTACAAACCACCTCTTCTTTTTGGGGTACATCTACAAATAATGCAAATTATATCCCATTTATAGGGCGTAATACAAATAGTAATATTCATAATTATGTAGATTTAGAAATAAAAAATGGCTCTGCAAACGTAAATGTCGCAAATAGAACGTGGGCGGGGCATACTTTCAGAAGCATAACACTAATATAGTCCACCACAAATAATATTTTATTTATTTCCCTTAAAAGGCAATCTCGGTAGATTTTTGTTTCTAACTATTGTGGCTGCTCTTTTTTGAGCCGCTAATTTCATTTTTTCTTTATATCTTTTTTCAGTATTATTCATCCAATCAATCTTTTTTTGATATATACGAGCCACTTCTTGATTATTAGCAACGTGTTTTTTGTTTTTAACGTTATCTGCAATTTGCGGCTCTTTAAACAACTCATTTTCTACCAAAAATGTATAAAGAGATAAAATACAATAATTTATATCATCTTCAGTTAGATAATTTTCTTTAAGAAAATTATTAGTTATGCTATGACATCTACGAATAGAATTTTCATCCAAACAGTTATAAAGAAAATCGTATTCGTAGTTATTTTCGTTGATTTGTGAATCAATAATGCTTACGCCTATTGCAATGGCTTCGTAGTCGTAACCTTCGTCTAAATCTTCTTCATAAGTCATAAATTTAGGTTTATAACCTTCAGTAACAGGAATAATAGCATTATTACTAAAATTCTCTTCAAGAAAATCGTTAAAGTTAAATTTGTCCATTTCTATTTCCGAATTATTTTCACAAAAATACGAAATATTTTTGTTTAAATTGGTATTTTTAGGTAATTTTAAATATTTTCCAATACCTTTATACCTTTCAGTAAAAGAATTATTACTGAATTTCTTTTCCATAAATTCATCAAAAGATTCTATGATGTAATCACTTTCTTTGTAATTATTCATATTCATTATTAGTTATTTTTATATACTATATAGTGTATTAGCAAAAATATATTTGGAGTTAAAAATGCCCAATAATGTATCAAGTTATAGACGTAATGTAGTTCAAACGAACTTAACAGATTATTATTATGATGACGGCAAAAATATTTCTAATAACAAATTAAAAGATGTTAAGAAAGATTTAAATGCAAAGTCATATTTAGAACATATTAAACATCAAAATGATAATATTTTGAATGTTGGATTTGATTTTAGAGAGCAAATTCTTATGCGAATATTATCGCCTGTGTTATTTTTCAACTCTAAAAATGCAAGCATATTGATAAAAATTGATTCAATATTAAGTTTTTTAGTTGACCACGTGAAATCAATTAAGAAAACATTTAATTATTATTTACCAAGAAATTATAGAGATTTTAATTAAACAAAAGGAGAATCACTAATAATTACAAAAATACGAAAAATATTTATTATTTTATTTTTTATTTAATATTTTAGTATATCTTTTAGAAAGTTCTCTTTTATTAAATTTGTGTGTTACCCCCTTATTATCCGTGTATTCAGGGTCAGCCATTATTGCATATCTATTTAGCATAACTTTTTCTGCTAAATCTATTTTTTCTAATATGATATACAATTCTTTATTTAGAATTAATGGTAGTATATCAAAATTTTTACTATATCCGTATTTTAGATAAAACTCATCACAAGACGGAATATAATCTCTGTTTTCTTCATCTTGTAGGTATGCTTCTGCATTTTTACATATTTTTTCTGCTTTTTTGAGCAATTCTATTTGAGTATCCATATTTATTTTTGCACAAAAAAGATGCCAAAAATGTGTAATAAACGATTTAAAGTTTAATAGAAAGTATTTCATTTTGATTAAATTGGTTTTTGTATATAGTATTATTTTTTGCACTATATACAATATGAAAATAGAAATGATAAACTTTTCGACATTACAAGAATGGCTTGACATTCAAAAACAAGAATATAATGAATTGTTAGAATCGGCACGTACTATAGATAATTTAAGATTTAAAATAATAGATAATATAGATATTAAATTATTTCCATTACTTATAGATGTGTTGGCAGCATATGTAAGATATGATTATCAACACATTGCTTATGCTAAAAAATATTTAACTGATTTTGAAATGAAGCAAATAATAGATGTATATGGACCATTGGAACGTGCTAACATAATATTTGTTAATAAAAAACATCTCAATATTTCAAATCCGAATAGAGATTTAGATTATAATATTGTTCATGAAATAATTCATTTTTTAGATTTTAATAATATCAAATCTATATATTCATCTAACATTATTAATATCAATCGCAAAATAAAGGAATATAACAAACAGATAGATTTATTAAATATCCCATGCCAAATAAATGTTAATACTTTTGTTGATGTATTTAATAATGTATTAAGGAATGTGAATAGTAACAATTTTAGAGGATATGAAAGCGATTTTGTTGAGCAAATAAAAAGAGCATATTCTATGAATAGTGGAAATAATGATTCTTATGGTATGGTATTTAACGATAATAATTGGAATATTAGGGATGTTCTTGCAATTATAGATTATGGGAATAACAATAATAGAGGTCCTGACCATAAAAATGGTTCTATATTTATACCATATTATATTGATCAAAAGGGACAAAAACATTGGGTGCGTGGTAAAAATAATAATGATTGGACTGAAATAAGAGCATACATTGGTTCAAAATTATACTGTAAATTAGTTTGGGGGTATTAATTTTTTATGGTATTGCCTATATTTAACTTAAAAACAATTACAGTTGACTATTTGAATATTAAATTAGTTGATGAAGATTTTGTAGATGAATTTAATTTATATAATGACGTTGATGCACTCAA